AAGCTCATGCTGAGCGATGTTAACAAAAAGACAAATCGTACATACACCAACTACACAAAAGAAAAGTACCGGCAATACATTGAAAATCCAACGAGTTACGAAAAGGAACTGCGCAACATGTCAAACTTTCTTTATCGTGTCTCAATGCCGTACCGGCGCTTTATTAATTATTTGTCGGACATTCCTCTCTTCTATTGGAACTTGATTCCGCAAATCGATGAAACTGGCAACGTACAAAACGACAGGACTCTGAAGAACTATTATAAGATGCTTCAGCTTTTGGAGAACATGTCGATGCCGCACGAAATGCGCAAAGTTCTCAATACGACAATCCGTGAGGGTGTGTTTTACGGTTTCAAATATGAAGACAAGAATGCTTTCTTTCTTCAGAAGTTAGATCCGGACTATTGCCGGATCGTCGAGATCGAGGCTGGCTGTTTCAACTTCGCCTTTGATTTTTCATTCTTCCAGAAGTACCCTACTTATTTGGAATACATGGATCCATACTTTACAACACTTTATAACCTCTATGATAAGGACAGAACAAACTATCAGTGGCAGATCCTCGATGGGGATAAAACAATCTGCATCAAGGTTGATCCGGATATCACAGATCCGATTCTCCCACTGCTTGTTGGTCTGTTCGAGTCTTTGTTAGATTTAATCGACGCACGAGGTTTGCAGCGTAACAAAGATGAGATCCAGAACTATAAATTGATCACTCTGAAGATACCGACATTTGATTCGTCCAAGGAAGTTGACGACTTTAGTATCAATATGGATACGGCGCTTGATTTCTATAAGAAGTTGGCAGATATTGTTCCTGCTTCCGTAGGTGTTGCGCTCACTCCGTTGGACGTAGATACAATTGACTTCGTTCCGGATGAAACAGATGCAAATCTTATCACTAGCTCTATGAGTGATGTCTTTGATGATTCCGGTATCTCACAGTTATTATTCAACTCGAATAAGAGCGGATCAGTTGGACTCGACGCCTCTCTTAAGGTAGACTCTGCAATGGTGTGGAAGCTCGTAGAATGTATTGAGCGGTGGGTGCGCCGGTACATCATGTACAATAGCACCGGTTCCGCAAAATACTTCTTTGATATTCTGCGAATCGACATTTTCAATAAGAAAGCCGAGGTGGAGCGTGAGCTGTCGCTCGCGAACTCCGGGGTTCCTAATAAACTACGGTTAGCTGCGGCTAATGGCGAGAACCCTTATCGCACCCTCTCTGCCGGTATATTTGAGAATGACATTCTTGGCCTGCAGAACAGGTGGATCCCGCTTCAGACGTCTTATACGATGTCCAGTGACACCACTAGCGATGAGCCAAACGATGAAACGGATCGCAATAACGACCACAATGGCAATCAGGATACGGTGGATCAAAATGAGTGATGCAAAATTCATACTCGTAAGAGACGAGAAAACTAAGGATCAGTTGGAGAAATCCGGCTTCCGGCTGCTTCGGCAGGCAGGAAATCACTGGATTTTTATCAATGATAAATCAAAAAATTTTAGTCAAATAAACAATGTTGTTTATAGCAACAGTTTGACGTTCTAATGGCGGGATTGCCCCGTCTTTTTTTATTTTTTAGAAAGGAGGACGTTAGGTTGGCCCTTGATAAGCATATGCATCTTGAGTTTTCGTCTGCGATTTCAAACTTGATGGAATCCAATTCCTCTTTTGATCGCGGAAACTTGCGGATTGCCTACACAGGGAAAAACAGAAATGGCTCCTTTATCAGCAAAGCTTCTTTTGAATCTGCAATTCCATCTATGTTTGGCTGCCCTGTTGTGGCCAATTATATGCGTGAAGCAGATGAAATCGGTAGTCACGATGGCGAGTTCGTCGAGAAAGACGACGGCCAGATTAAATACGTGAACATCACGCAGCCCGTCGGTTTCGTTCCGCCCGGAGCGAATTACTGGTGGGAAACTGTGGATGACGATGGCGTGATCCATCAATACCTTAACACTGAGGTCATTCTGTGGAAACGCCAAGAAGCCTACGACAAGATCAAAGAAAATGGAATCACTAAGCATTCTATGGAAATCAGCGTAGAAGACGGCGAAATGCAAGACGATTATTACTTAATCAATAAGTTTGAATTTACAGCCTTTTGCCTGTTAGGCACTGCGGAACCGTGCTTCGAATCCTCTGCCCTGTTTACATTCAGTAAATCGGAAATGCAGGAACAGTTCGATGAGATGCTTAAGGAATTCAAGCTGGCATTTTCCAGCGATCTTACAGAAAAGGAGGTAAATCCCAACATGAACAAGTTACAGGAACTGTTGGATCGATACAATTTAAGAATAGAAGATTTAGAGTTCGAAGTTGAAAACTTATCTGACGAAGAGTTAGAAGCAAAGTTTGCTGAGGTTTATGACAATGCAAACGCTGAACCGGCGGCTGAACCTGCTCCGGAAAGCGACGATTTCTCTCAGGAACCGGACGCTGAGCCTGACAAAGATGACTTCAGCGCTGAGCCGGAAGATGAGCCGACACCGGATCCGGAAAATGACTTCGCATTGGCAAATCAGGTTCGTGACGCTCTGTGGGCTGCGCTCCGTGCAGAGACTGTTGTTGACGAAGAATACGGATGGGAATTCTCTCGTTACTACATGATAGATTACGACACTGAAGTCAGTGAAGTTTATTTTGAAGATATGACAGATAACTACAATCTGTATGGCGCGTCTTATAGCTTCAATGGAGACAACGTTGTTATCGACTTTGAAAACAGCAAGAGAAAGAAATACGCAATTGTTGACTTTAATGAAGGAGATCAGACATTTACTCATAAGGAGATGTTCGATTCCATTCTCTCGGCTGGCAAGGTAAAATGCAATGAGTTGCAGTCCAAACTGAGCGAGTTTGAAAATCTTCGTCACAAAGAAGAAGCAGATCAGCTGTTAAGCAAATTTGAAGAAAAACTTGGCGACATGGCCGAGTTCAAAGCGCTGAAAACTTCTTATGCTGATTACACAATTCAGGAATTAGAAGACAAACTGTATGCTCTCGTTGGCAGAAAACAGTTTAAATATGCAAAAAGTAATAAAGCTCCTAAAGCTCCGGCGATCCCTGCATCTGAAAGACAGGATAACGCCAATGAGCCTTACGGGAGTCTTTTTAATTTTTTGAAGAAATAACCCCAAGGAGGAAACCAACATGGCAAGAGTAAAATACGGCTATGCAGAGTCTAGCGATCTCGCCGCTACTTATGGCGATGGCCATATGCTTTCTGTCGTTGATGAAAACAACGAATTAGAAAATGGTATGATCGTAAAGCTCGGCCGCACCATTGATAGAGAAAATAACGCTATTTCCACAGCTACTGATGCTGATCCGATCGTTCTGATTCTGGACGTTATTTTACCGTATGACGAATCCACAACTGAAGCTGGATTTGAGTGCTACTACAACTTTGCAAAAGGCAAATGCGTAAGAGCATACACAATCATTCCTAACGATAAGTGGTCCATTATTGATTATATGGTTACATCCACAGTTGCGGGCGATGGAAAACCGGCAGTGGTTGGCAACTATTTAGTTCATGATGGAAATAGAAAGTACAAAGAAATTGCTGCTGATGCAGAAGATTTCGACATGACCAAATATGGTTTCGTTGCTGAAATCACCGAAGTTACCTATAGAGGTGGCATGACTCTGTACCTGCTGAACGTTCTTAAGAATGAAAGAACGGTATCTTAATCGTTGAGGAAGGAGGTTTTACATACTATGGCAATTGATATGACATTCAAAAAGCTGCTCGTAGACACAGCTCAGAACTGTGTTGTCAACTACA